GGGCGACGGGGCCACCGGCATAGTTACCGTGTGCTGACGAACCAGACAGGACGACACCGTTAGGTAGTCCATAGAACCCCGCGAACTGGCCGGTAAGCTTGACTACCGCTGTGTAGTTACGGTTAGCGATTGACGTAATCACACTGCTAGCACGGTCATCCGCGTTCACAACGATTGTTTTTCCATTAGGCAGTTTAATAATCTCCTGCCCCAGGTTATTGATTTTGCTGCTGGCGCCCAGGGCGCCAAGCTCTGTATCACTCATCTTAGATAGCATAAGACCTAGTGACCTGGGTGCTACGCCACCCGCTGTCTCTGCAATCTTTAGTACCTCTTGGTTGTACGCGAATGTCGCGTCCTGCGCTTTACCTACTTCACTGGTAGCTACGGAGTTAGCTAGCGCAAGATCATATGCGGCTTGCGCTTGCTTGGCTTGTGATTCCTCCACACTGTCTGCTGCCTGCTTGTATTCAGCACTTTTAATACCATGTGCTTTCAGCGCGTCGGTAGCATCTTTCTGCGCCTTGGTCGTAGCTTCAACCGACTGCCGATAGGCGAAGTCTTTATCCACCATCGCCATGATCTCATCATGCAGTTCTTGGATTGCTTTAGCTTGAGCCTTGGTAGCCGCAGCGGCTTGTCCTGATGCAGCGGCCATGTCCTTAGCACGCTGAGCGGAGGTGCCATACTCTGTGTTCAGATCACCTAGCGCATTTTTTAAATCCTCAGTATGGAACGCAAGGTCTGACATCGGCCCTGCTTCATTACTATTAGCGACACCATATGCTTGGATAGCGTCGTTAACTTGTTTCTGTGCGTCAGCGTTACCCAGGTAGGCGTCCGTTAGCGTGGAAAGGTTAATGCCCATCCCGCGTGCTACCTCTAGTACACTCTGACCAGTAGTGGCAACTTCCTTATCCGCCAACGCTTTAGCCGCCATGCCTCGAATGTTTTCATCAATGGCTCCGCCGTTGGCAAGCAATGCTTGGGTGAGTGTCTGGATTCGTTGTTGATGCTCTTGCGCTGCTTGAGCGTCTTTTGCCTGTTGGTCACCTAGACCATTAAGTATTAGTGCAACACCACCAGCAACAACCCCTAGCGGCCCAAGACCGCTGGAAGTCAGCGCGCTTAAACCGGCTTTTGCTTTGCCTGCTATTCCTTCCGCGTCACCGATGCTTGTTTTGAAGTCCCCCCATGATTTACCAACTTGGACAAATGAGACAGTATCAACAACCTTGAGAGCGGTAGCGAATGTGCCGATCGCAGGCACTAGCGGGCCGAGCACGGTAAGCAGTGTGTTAGCCAGGTTCATCAACAGCGTGATACCGGAGAACGCCATACCCGCGCCGCTAGCCAAACTCGGCAGTGCGACATGCGCCAGGTTCTCCACAGCGGTAGCCGTTGCATCTACGGCACTCGCAAACTGAGGAAATGCACTGGTTGAGTTATTGGCTAGCTCTGCGACGATCCGCCCGGCAAATGATCCAAGTCGTTCGACGATCTGACCGAAGTCCTGGAAGTCCCGGCCGGCCGCAGCGGCGCCCTGAGAAGACTCAGTAAAGAAATTCGATACAGCACGACCACTGGACTCCAATAGATCAGCCATGCCTTTAGTAGCGTCGCCGGATGCCTTAGCCGCCGTTACAAGGCCAGGCATAACCGCACGGACACCTCGGTCGATACCATCGAATAAGTCATTTACTGCGGGCTTGGCTGCGGTGAACGCCTGCACCATCTCTGGCTGCAAGGCATTGAACGTGCGTCCCAGCTTCTCAGCACCCTGAATGAAATCACCAGACAAGGTAGCGCTAGCGTCCTTCGCCCCCGCCTTGACTTGTTGCCATAGGCCGGCATACGCGTTCGCCACGTCCGCATTAGAGGACTGCGCAGCGGCGGCAATACCAATGAAAAGTCCAGCGGCACCTATAGTTGAGACACCTGAGGCAAACCCGCCTGCGAACAGAGCGCCGGCCTCTACGCCGTACGTTTTCATCTCGCTTAAGGCGGTTCCTTTGAGATCAAAGTCTACCTTGGTCTTCTGTGTGGTGGTAGTAGATGATTTACTTGCTGCTTCGGCGGCCTTGACACGCTCAGCAGCAAGGTGTTGTTCCGCAGCGGCAACATTCTCTGTCGCCTGTTGGGCATTATTCAGCGCCACTTTAACAGCAAGCTCTGTCGCCTGACGCCGCGATGCAGCGACGTCACCCTTTTCACGCAGTTCTTTCAGTCGCTGCTCAGCAATACTCACACGCTCCGCAGCTATCTGCTGAGCCTGCTGTGCCTTTACCACTCGCTGTGATGCTTGCTCCACTCCTGAAGCGATACCATCCGTTAGGTTCTTTCCCGCCTTGTCCCCCACTGTCTTCATATCGGACGCAAGATCTTGTGAGAACCGATCGTATTTACGCTTGATAGGTGTCAGGTCGACATCATCTTTTGATTCGACGCTGACATCTACGCGGTTCATGCGGACACCTCTTCCACTGTAAGCTCATTCATATCGATGGGCCTGATATCAAAAGCTTCGAAGGGGTCTTCATCGTCCGCCGGAGGAAGTGATTCGGCGGTTGCTTCATCTTCAACAACTAAGATTCCGTTGTTAATCCACGCTTTAAGCACCGCTGTAACAAACCGAATATTCATCGACATCAGGCCATCACGCGTGGCGGGGACAGCGGTACCGTCTTCTCGGCGAAGGTTCCAACTTTCCAACTGCCTAACGAATATGTCGATGAACTTCAATGGTTTGTTATTTGCAAAATCCAAAAGGGGTACTATATCATTTTCCCAGGTATCCGCCGACGGCTCGCGCGACAAAACTACCAGCCCTTGGCGCCTACCGCTGAACGTCATTGTGATCACTGTAGTCGGTTCGACGTAGCCGTCTAGCATGGTTACCTCCTCAGAGAAAGACAGAGGCGGGCTAGCCGCCCCTGCCATGTCGTCATTACGCCCACGTAGGCGGTACGCCACCCGAGAGCACGCCAGGGCATTTGATAGCGAGAGCCCCGCCATTGTCTCGGTTGATGTGGTAATCGGTGAACTTGATTTCTGGCGCGATGGTCACGCCGCCGAACGCGATGGTGCACGTTCGCTGGACGTCAGTACTGATGACTGTCTTGAACACGTCATGCGACCGGTTCGACGCTGCGTTGAAGAACACATCGAGATCCAGTGCGACGTCAGCCAACAGCAGCAGTCGGTCCATGCCGGTGTTGTCCAGCGCGGTAACATCCTGCACTGAGCGCGGTGTACTCAGGCCGAACCCACCGATGTCATTCTTGATTACCTGGGGGGTGCCCGACGCGTCATCGACACTGAACGTCGTGATGCCGACACCCGTTGACTTAGACATTGTTACCCCTTGTCAGTTTCAGCCTGCATTTCACCAAGCGTGTTTTTAAGTTGATCTGTCCAACTTTCGGGTCGTAGATTGACAGAGTCGTTTCCTGTGAAGTACCTGAAGTCACCCTCCCTTACTGACAAGATGGGGTCATAGCCCAGTGGGATGCGGTGAGGGACCTTATAGCTCCCCATGCACCGTTGCTCCGGCGGGAAAACAAAGAACCGGGTCCCAGCGGGATACGCGGCGGCTAAGTGCATCGGTGCATCACCTTCGCTATATACATATCCGCGTGTGGTTAGTAGCGCACGCATTGGCTCTAGATCGCGCGGCGGGACGGGCACGACGAACCCTTCCGCGTAGTGTTTGCATTCGCCTATTGCCGCTGCCTCAGCACACGACACGAAGCGGTAATGCGTGTTGCTGGGAAGATCCGCAACAAATGTCTTACGTCGTTCAGGCGGTGCATAGATCAACTGTCGCGCGGTGGCATAGGGATCATCGTTAACACCAAAGTCATTTCTTCCTAGCATCATTACACCGCCACGTTAATTGTGTTAACCACAGCAGCCACGGCGAACGTGACTGATGTGATTGTTCCGGTTGTCACTACACGAAGGTACTGCTTCACCGCTAGGTTCCGCGCAGTGGTTAGTCGCTCGCCGTACGGCGCTCCACCTGTGATAGCGGTAAAAGCTCCACCCGCGATATCCGCGAATGGATCGGTGCCGCCGTTGTCGGATGAATGCTGTAGCTTCACCGTGCATGTGGTACCGGTGAACGCGAACACGTGAAGGTACGCCTGCAATCCAAACGCATTGGCCGCACCGAAGTTAAAGCTTGCTCCGTTGGTGGCAGCAACGTCCACCCGCATACCGTTGGTGAGCATGTTTCCAACATCCCAAAACGTGCCCTTGCTGCTCTGGCCCGCAACCTTGAACAGCAGTGCCCCGTCAGTATTGCGACTGGGGTTGTAGTCAATCTGCTTGCAATACATATTCCATGCGGGGGCACCGATGGTTTCGCGGTGTGCCAACAACGTCAGTGCGTCGGTTGTTGGCAGCGTGGACAGGTAGGCGTGTGAATGCCCCACTGCCGGATCAAACAGCGACTCGTAGTTGAACGAGCCATCCGGAATCAGTGCCAACCGGTCAAACGCAGCCTGGCGAATATTCGTAACATTCTGCATTTTCTTCTGACCGCTGATGGTCCACGTCTGCGTCTCGCCCGACAGGTCATGTCCTTCGACGTACAGGGCATTACCAATTCCATGGTCCTTACCAGCCATGCTGCTCACTCCTTACCGCCGTCGCTACTGCCCTTGCCGCTGCCAGCCATGCAACACTGACTTTCACATTGAGGTCTTCGAAGGCCGGCAACTCATCACCATTGACAGCTCTACCGCCTACGCTTGCCGAGTAGGTGTCGTATGCAATCTTGGCTAGATCACGCTCGCTATGGATGTGATACCTATCCATCCGGGACTTATCCATCAGGGGCTCTCCTGTGTGAAGTAGTCTGTGAGCACTGTGGGTATGTAAATCTCACAGATGCGGTATTTCATGTTGTCTTGATCAAGGTACCCAAATAATGCTCCGAGCCCTTCACTATCTGCGCCATCAGCGTCCATCCAAATACCGCTATTCTGGATACCAAAACTGATGTGCGCGTGACACTCGCGCAGGATGATCTCGGCGTGCTCCAGCAACACCTGATCGATGTTGTTCAGCGACGGCGGACGGTCCCCGAACGCCACTGGCTGTTTCGCATCCATGTACAGCCGGCCAATAATGTCTAGCAGCATGCCTGCTGTGCCTAGGGAAGACACCCGTTTAATCGTCTTAAACCCCCCTGGGGCGGCGTTGGGTGCTCCCAGGAAGAACGCTGCTGTGACGAACTGAGAGGGAGCCGTCCGAGGTTCGTGCTTGATTACCGCTTGAAACTGTTTTGTTGCGACGACACGGGACACCACCAGATCCAGAATGTCCGACGCAGCGACACCCGTTAAATCCGGCGTTGGCTCAATGACTGCAAACCGAGCCACATACGCCGTTAGGCCTCCCGCGTCTGTAACAGAGAGCAGAATCGGGTACGTTCCTGGTACTGCGTACGTATGGGACTTGGTAGCCGTAGGGTGGTTGGTGGAGTCGACTGGGGACCCATCGCCCCAATCATATCGATACGTCGCGCCGGTCAACGTCTCCGCGTCGCTCGCAACGATTGTTGCGGTTGCGGTCACACCCGCTACCGTGATGGTTGCGGATTGGATAATAGGGGCAGTATCTCCGCCGACTCCCAGGGTATATACAACGTCCGCACCATAGAAGCTATGGTTGGCGTTGCCTGTTGCTGGGAAATCACCTGGGACTGTGTTGAACCGGCCATTAATGCCAGAGGGGGCATTGAAGGAAGCGAGCGCGGTAACCGCGCCGTCCGACGATGGCACATCCGCATCGAGCGCATGGTTGATATTTCCGTAGTTGCCTCCCGTATCGTACGAGACAACCCATTGCTGGTTGGCTAGTCGCTCTACTGGGACAGCCAGTGCGTACGTTGACCACCCCGTTGGTAAATCATTTGGTAGGTCGACGGACGCAAGCTCTGCTCCACCCGTAGACCAGATCTTGCCTTTACGCGGGGTGTAATTAATTTCCGACGCGTCCGCCCAGATACGAACGTGTGTGATAGTGATGTCGACGTTTGCCTTGTAGGCCGTGCCAAGGGAGTACGCACTGGCGTCGACAGCAACTGTGGGGTCTGCACCACTCCATCCATTGGCCATTACACACCCCCCATTTCGCGAATCATCTTGTCGACGAGAGGCTTGAGGATCTCTGGACTACGTGCGTCAATTTCAATTGCCGTCTCGCGGTATGCCCAGTAGCCTTTGAACCGCGTGGTCGGATTGCGTGAGCCGACACCTTCCAGCCAGTAGCCATACAGAATGAATTTCGTGTAGACGTGCCCAATGCTGCCCGTTATTTCCTGTGTGATGCGGCCCAAGAAATGCCCAGTGTTCTCCCGGATACGCGCGGCATACTTGAGCTTGACCATGTCGTACGCCACACGGGTCAGCGTTGATGTTGCATCTCTGGCAAACCGAGCAGCGGCGGCATCCGCCTGGCCGTCGAATAGTGGGCCGGTTCTCCGTACCTTGACATCAATCATCAGATAGCCCCCGACCGGACTGGGCGATAACCGTGGGCGGTCTGCACACGCGTACGAAGGTCTTCCAAGGACCGCTGCGAGGCACGTATCTCACTCTGCTGTGAACCCGATCGAGCACCGTAAGACGCCGCATCCTGCTGGATAATATTCAGTGTCTCTGCTTTGTGGAGTTGCCTTACCAGACCGGGAAACTGGTGTACATAAACCGTAGCCGGCGAAGGTGTGTCAACCGCAGCGGTGCCCAGTACCGCTCGGGCGACCATAAGACGGCGATCCACGTACACGGCTGTCACGGCGGTATGCGCGGAGAGTGCACTGCCGTTGGTAGCTCGCTGCACAATGAGTTGATTCCCCGTGATCTTGGTAATCAACATCTCTTCAGATTCGATTGTGATGGACTCACCTACGTTCAACGCTGACCCACTTGTCACAGTGAAACGGTCACTGTGCATCTCAGCGTCGAGCGTTACCGCAGCGCTATTACCTGAGTTAATCCAACCTTTATCCTGGACAACCAAGCGCTCGTTACCGATGCGAATTACTGCACCGATGTCCACACCGCTGCTGTTATTAATATCTACTGAGACACCTGAGAGCGCTCCCACGGTGGCCGCTACGGCCGTCTCATTCAGGTCATAGCCGTACACACCCGTGATGGCGACGCTGAGGTCTGGAAAGAGGCCGTTGGTAGTCCAGCCATTCTTGTTCATCACGGCGGAGTAGGGCGGCCCTGGGGTAGGTGATCCTGTGCGGATCAGTTGTAGATCGGCAAGGTTGAGCGTCAGGCCGTCACCATCAACCACACTGATCAACGAAATCAGACTGTGTTGTCCTAGTCGCAGTAACCGGGC